CCCCTATGTTAATTTTTACGTCGGTAACCAATCCGTCCGTCTTCCTACGTACTGGACTTTCTTGACCTTAATGTCATTAAACTTGTCCTCCCTTTTTCCCATCACTTCACTTGTTTTGATTGAGACCACTTTTTATATCAATCCGTTAGTATGAGCGTTATCATACTGCTTTTGGGGAGGACTATACCACCCTCCTTCCACTCTAAATAGTATTATTTTTAGCTGGCAAATTTGACGATTATGCACTTTGTGAATAACTAAATAGGTTTGGACCCTATCTGATCGAATACAATTAAGGCTTCTTATTAATCTTTTTAGTGTGCCTTTGTGGCCCACCGAGCCATAACAGTAGGGAATTGGTAGTGTGTGTTTATGATTATCGTACTACTAGCACAATACGCCCATGGATTGTTTATAACCTTCCATGGTTTTTGTTGTGTGACAAAATCAACTCTGTGAATAGGAGTAACGCTTAGAGGATTACATGTAATCAGGATTTTTGAGAACTATCTTGTGCGCACCTTTATAAGCTGATTGTATTATGATTTTTGTTTTCGTATCACGACGTTGCTACATGTGTTAAGTGTAAGTAGGTCTGTTAAATCCTATGCTTTTATGCCACACTTTTCTATATTTCCTTAGCGTAACATGTAGACGTTAAACGTTAGGGCATATTCAACCATGAGTTCTCAACAACAAATCCAAAACAAAAAAAACAAAAACCAAAAAAAAAATTTGATTTCTTTTTCCGAGAGAGCAGCGTTGGCTAAGGCTGATGCTGTTGCCCATGATGCTTTGGTACGACTTGTCAAGAGCCCAGCTTTTGGTGAACCTATCATAGCTCCTCCCAGTGCGTATGCACCTTGGCAGGCTACTCCCTTCACACTAGAATATGCTGAGCGAGCTTCGGGCACTGTCGGTCACACCACACTTGATGAGTTACCTGGTGTGATTCATGTCGTCCCCACCCGGAAGGGTCAGTGTTCATCATTTTTCTTTTGTGATGGACTCATTACCTTGGGTTCAGGTACGCCACAAGCTCGGTATGCTTTACCTGGTGATGATCAACAGGCGGCACACGTGCCATACGTGCCTTATGTTGATGATTCTGCCTTGATGAGCTATGGTAAGATTGCACAGACTTCAGTTAGGCACAGAAGGGCACTCTATCGTGTTCGTGCGGAACGTGTCGGTCTTTCTGAAAAGATTGATCACCGTGTCACTATTGCTTGTGCCCGTAAAGCCAAACAGGCTTTACATCATGACCTTTATGGTCTTGAACGACAAGCTGGTTCTTGGAGCCCACAGTTTAAGTTTACGCACAGTATGGCTCCAGAATTACAAGGGGTCTTTTCTCAAATGTCGGATGGTGTTCCCATCAATGTCAAGTTGGATCCTACAGTTATAACTGCTTTGGCTCGACTGAATGAGACCTTTAAGGAGGTTTTTTCCCAGGCCAATTATAGTGCAACTACCGCTTCCAACTTTGTTGGTTCATCTATTAGGAGCATTGGTCTTGGTGCGGACCGTGTTCTGAATTCTCTGGAAGATTCTTTGGCCGGTATCACCAAGTTACTCTGGATGATACCCCTTTTAGGAGCGGCTTATTTTGCCTGTACTACAGTTCCCGTCTTTAAGACAGTTGCGGCCACTGCTGCCATTGTTCTGGTAGTTAGTTCTGTTTTACCCGCTGATTTGTGGGAAGCCATTAAATGCTATTGGCCCGTACCAGCGGCTTCAACTCAAAATGAAGTTCATACTGAGTTTGAGGCTCAAGCGGGTGGTTTTGTCCCTTCAAATTTGGGTCACATTATTACTATGGGTCTTACTTATTTGGCCATTGGTAAGCGTGATGGTGCAGATATGATTAAGGGGTTGATGAAAGAGATGCCTTCATATGGACGTAATGTTGATTCTTGGTCCAAGTTGTCTACTTTTGTATTGGAGACGATTGAAAGTTTTCTCAATACTTTTCGTGCCTCTTTTGATAAACCAGCCATAAGTTTGATTAATACTGGTGTCAAACATGTAGATGATTGGTGCCGGCGTGTCATGATTTTGTTGACTACAGCACAGACTGGTGGTGAATTAATGGAGCCTTCTGTTGTACAGGGCATGATAGCACTGCGTAATGAAGGGCGTGACCTAACCGATTTATATCGTTTCACGCGTGATGTTTCGCCTTTGCTACATAAGTATCTTGGTCAGCTTGATGATTTGTGTCGCACTTGTTCTGCTGCTATGCATTCATTTAAAGGTGGCCGGCCACAACCAGCTGTATTGTGCCTCACTGGTAAACCAGGTGTAGGTAAGACTTTTTTGTGTAAGATGATCACCAATTTGGTTTTGAAGCACTTCATTCCTTTGGAAGAGGCCAAACGACTTGATTATAATTTTGATTCTCAGGTGTTTGTGAAAGGTCCTACTGAATATTGGAATGGTTATGCATCGCAGTTTGCTGTGGTGTATGACGATTTTGGTCAGAAGGTTCCAGCAGCCGGCTCAGAGGAGAGTGATTATATGGATCTCATTCGTGTGGCCAATTGTTGGTCCTATCCTTTGAACTTTGCTGATGTAGAGAATAAGGGTAAGAACTTTTTCAAGTCCCGGTTCATTTTGTTGACAACAAATATTGTCAACATTGACAACTGCCAGAAGGTGATAGTTGAACCTGGTGCCATTACGAGGAGGATTGACCATGGTTATCAACTTACTGTACATCCTGATTTTTCCTGTGATGGTAAATTAGACTATCAGAAAGTTTCAAAATATTCCCTTGAGAATGGTGATTTTCCGTATGATGCATGGATCTTTAAGAAGTACCTCTTTGCCATCGGCAATGAGGCTCGTGTTATCGATCATACACCGTATACACTTTTGGATGTGGTGAGCGAGGTTGTTGCAAGTCTTGCATACAACAAACTCACTCATGGAGATAATGAGGATTTGATGAAGGACATACTCAAACGTACTTACGGTGTATTGGATGGTGCTGCTAATATTGATGAAGAAGCTATGAATGATATCCTTAGGGGACAGCCTTTAGGCGATATTAAAGAGGTTGATGAAACTTTGGAGTGCCAAGGGGGTGAGTTTTATCAATTTCTGAAGCGTACCAATGATGCCAATGTGTCCGTTCTGGGTCATATGCTAAACGAGTCGGACAAGTATGTACCATGGAGGAAACCTTTGGTTGAACTCCAGAAGTTGGGCACTTTGTTGCTGGATTATAATCGGTCCTTTTTGTCTGAGGTTTTTAAGATACATGATTCTCCTCTTGCTACATTTCTGATGTCTACTGCTATGGTTATGTTACTCATAGCCGCTTGTAAAACCATGTTGACTACTGTCATTGGTTGGTTTTCACCTGTTGTTGAGAAGGCACATGTAATTTGGAATTCTATTCGTAAGAAGAAGAAGTTGCCAGATGGTGTTCTTGCTCAAGCTATTGATTCCTTGCATCCAAGCGACTTTATGGTTGCTGAGTTGCAAAGTGACGGTAGTTTTGAAGAAGCTTTGAAGTTTACACCCGAGGTTTTACTTCGGGCTTATGAGAGGCTGACAGGCGTCACTGCACAGTCTAATGAGCCCAATAACTATGTCTTTAGGCACAATAAGGTCAGGGGTACTAAAGTCATTAGTTCTGACATTGAGATTCAGGGTGACTTAGTCGGTTGTGATATTGCTGAGTTATGTGCGCGCAACATGTATCGGTTCACAGTTGTTACGGAGGCAGGCTTTCAAACTCTGGGACAGATTATTATGGTGCAGGGTTCTGTTGGCATAATGCCTGAGCATTTCCTTTCTATTGTCAATGAGGGTCTAGTTTCTGGTTTGTTTAGTCTTACAGACTCTTTGACTCTTACGCATCCCTTTGACAAGGGGGTCCGGATAACTTATAAGATTAGGGATTTTCTTGGTTTTAAAAGGACTTCCGCACCCCGATGTGATTGTGTTGCTATTAGGTTTGAATCCTTAAGGGCACATAGGCAGCTGACTAAGCACTTTTTGACTGTTGATGACCTTAGGTACTTACCCAAAATACGTATGCGCCTTGATAATATTGAAGGTGAGGATTCTTCCATACATCGAGTACGTCTTGTTGAAGCCAAACGTGTTGACCGTTTTGAGTATGGTGGTGGTGAGACATCCCATGTTGTTCATGACGGTTATGAGTATTTGGGATATACACGTAGAGGTGACTGTGGTGGCATTGTCACCTTACAGGAGTGTCCCTCTTTGGCTTGTAGGCGTATCATAGGCTTTCATGTTGCCGGTAGTGAGACTAATGGACGCGGCTTTTGCAATATCATAACTAAGGACAAACTTGACATCTTATTAGCTGGTTTTCAGGAAATTGCGGAGATATTTCCACAGTCGGAATCGGTTATGACGATGTTAGATGCCCCCGTTGTGGGCTCTTTTCTTGGCTTGAATCGGACGAAACGTACATACAATATGAATCCAGCTTCTAGTCTCGAACGCACTCCTTTACACAATTTATGGGGTACTTACACTAAGGTTCCAGCTAAGTTGGCTCCCTTTGTGAGTAAGATCACCGGTGAACGTGTAGTACCTATGCTTGAGGCCATTAAGGGCTATGCCTCACCGGTCTTACATTTCGAAGCTGAACATGTTAAACAGGCAGCTTACCATGCTTTTGAGAAGGTTAGAGAATACACCTCAACGCATGATCGTAAGGTGTATACCTTTGAGGAGGCTGTTTCTGGTGTTGAGGGTACTAACGTCAATGGTATACCTCGGTCTACTTCTCCCGGTTACCCATTTGTTTTGGACGGCATTACAAATAAGAAGTGTTTTTTTGGGAGTGATGGACCATACCAATTTGATGGTGGTAGAGCCCAGGAAACCAAGATTCGCGTACTTGATATTATTGACAAGGCTAAAGAGAATGTACGTTTGGAACATGTCTATGTTGATTTTCTCAAGGATGAGTTGAGGGCTCCTGAAAAGGTTGCAGCTGGTAAGTCTAGACTTATATCAGCGGCTCCTATGGATTATGTCATTGCTTTTCGTATGTACTTCCTTGCTTTTACTTCTGCTGTCCAAGATACACGCATTCACAATGGGGTTGCTGTTGGCATTAATCACTACTCTGAATGGGACGTCTTGGCACGTAAGATGAAGAGTAAGGGCAGATGCACTGTAGCCGGTGACTTTAAGGGATTTGATACGGGAGAGCAGCCTCAATTGTTGTGGTCTATTCTCGATGAGATCAATGCTTGGTATGACGATGGTCCAGTTAATGCCCTTGTTCGTAGGGTGTTGTGGTTGGAGGTTGTTCATTCCAGACATTTTGGGGGGTTGGGTTCCAAAGGTGAGTATCTTTATCAGTGGAATAAGTCACTTTCTAGTGGACATCCAGCTACTTCCATTATTAATAGCTTTTATGGCCTCATTCTGTTCGTCCTCACTTGGATGGACGTTATGGGTCCTAGTAGAGCACATGAATTTTGGTACCATGTTTATGCATGCACTTATGGTGATGACAACGTGTTGAATGTTGATGAGGCCGTAGTTGGCGACTACAACCAAAAATCCATTACAGTTGCCATGCTAAAGTATGGCATGGAGTATACGAATGAACGTAAAGAGGGTGACGTTGCCGATTATAGGCCTTTAGAGGAGATAAGTTTCCTCAAAAGAGGTTTTCGCTATGAACCTACTCTGCGTTGTTATGTAGGGCCTTTGGACATGGAATCTGTTTTGTTTACCTCATATTGGGCACGTTCCAAGAAGAACATGGTTCAAAATGTTAAGGACAATATAGAGTTTTCTTGGACGGAGTTGGCCTTACATGAACCTGTTATGTGGGATACTTATGCCGACGTCATGCGACGTGGTTATAAGAACACTATGGATGGTGAACCCATACATTATTTTAGTAGGGCTATCTATCTCAGGAGAGCCCTAGATCTTGTTCCTTCTTGGAACAAATAAACTTCGCCCTTATATACGGACGAAATTGTTATAAACACCCCACGTTAAAGCAATTTTGTTGACAGGAGGGGTACGATTATAAGGTTTTGTTTTTTAACATTACTAGTCAGGGGGACCTTTTCATTTAAAACTCCAGACACCGTGGGTGCTCTTTGTGTGCTTAAGTCAGCACCCATTGCTAAGAAATAGACTTGCTACAACCACTAATATTACCACAGAGCCTTGTCAATTGGCTGATTCTTATCAAAATTGTTCTAACGTAGATGGCGTGGCAGTAAGCACGAACAATGAAATTGTTACCCTCACTAACTTTGTTAATGAGGATTGTGACCAAGTTTCTATTCGTGCTGCTGCACGTGCCATACCTTCAGAGATTTACTCTGATTCTTTAAATGTCACTGACATTTCCACATATTTTTCAAGACCTAAACATATACCTGGGTATTCGTATACTTATAGTAATGCTACTTCTGGTCGACTTGGCCCTCCTTTTGGAATTGCTGGCGACAGTATCAGATCTTTCTTGACAAATTCTGCACGCATGAATGGTGCTTTTGGTTTTCGTGCTACAGTTTGTTTTCGACTTCAGGCCATTTGCACTCCTTTTCATGCTGGGCGTATTAAGTTGGCTTATGAACCACTTTATACTGCTCAGGTTTTGAATAGAGGATTATCAGTCACTGCTATTTCACAGATGCCTGGCGTGGAGCTTGACTTGGCCGAGTCGACTTCAGTTGTGTTGCGTGTTCCTTTTGTGCACCCTTCAAATTATTTTCGTGTAGGCCCTGATCCCACATATCAAGATTATATGGGCTTCTTGCATATTTTTGCGATGACTCCTGTTGCACTTGGTGCTGGTGTTTTGGCCCCACGTACTAGTTTGTGGATGTGGTTGGAGGATTTTGAGCTTGTAGGTTCTGCTTCTGTTGCTGTGACGGCACAAGCGGGTTCTTTCCAACGTAAGCGGGATGCGCCCACTACGGAGGTTCAGGCTATACCCGGTAACATGTCTAATGTACTGTCTGCTGGTGTTAATCTGTCTTTGTGGTTGGGCCGTCGCATACCAACAATCAGTTCTGTCACTGGTGTAGCTGCTTGGGCAATGCGACACACGGCCAATATTGCTGCCAGTTACGGGTGGGCTAAACCAATTGTGGCTACTGTGCCACAAAAGGTCATTGCTACCAATATTGTTTACCAGCACAATGTTGATGGTGCTGATTCTGCATTTTCTTTGGGTGCCACCATTGACAATTCTGTTTCTCCTTATGTTGGGTTTGCTGGCTCTGATATGGACGAGATGTCTTTTGCCTACTTGACAGCTATTTCCACTGTTATTGGAGCTGGTCAAGCATCGATCACCAACACTAGTAACCAGGTGATTTATTCTTGTTCGCTTTCGCCTTCAAGTATGTATTACAATGGAACTAATGTGAATAGAGGTGCCTCTTCCACAGTGGCTTTGGGTCTTTCTATTTGGCCCTCGCCTATCTTCACACTGTCTAATGTTTTTGATCAATGGAGAGGCGGCTTTAAGTTTACAGTGAAGATGTCAAAAACGAAGTTCCATACTGGGCGTTTGATTTTGGGTTTTCAACCTGCTATGCCCGGTAGTTCAGCTCTTGTTTATACTCCAACTGTTACTACTGACATGCAGTTTAAGTCTGTTATTTGGGACCTGAGAGAGGGTAACGAGATTGAGTTTGAATGTCCATTCACGGCTCCACAATCATATTTGAAACATGACCAGTCTTTTGGTTCTTTTTTCATTTCTGTTTTGGAGCCGTTGGTTGGGCCTGATACGGTATCTACTGTTGCACCTTTTATTGTTGAAGTTGCAGGCATGAGTGATTTGGAATTTGCCGTTCCTGATTCTGTTCGTTTGCAATTGGCACCACCTGAAACTTTGTATTTGGCGCAATCTGGCTCATTTCAGCCGTTTGCGTCAGATACTAATGATCAGGCCGCGCAGTATTGCATTGGTGAACGATTGAATTCAGTTAAACAGTTGATTTCAAAAGCCGTTCCTGCATCTTATTTAGTTGGTCAGGACACTGATGTTTTTGATGATGACTTTGTTTATCCAAAGTTTTTACCAAATGCTGCCACACCAACTTCTATTGGCAATGTCAGAAATGATTATACTAATTATTTTTTGCCATTATACGCGTTCAAACGTGGTGGTTTTTGTTTGGACATTGTTCCAGTCCGTACTGACGTCACAGTTTCGGCCTATCCATATGTAGGCAATGCTATTATTGATGGGTTGCCTGTCTTGACTGAGAGCAATACCGCTTTGCATGTCAAGATGCCGTACTATGATGTGCGTAGCCGCACTACCACCACTTTGTCACGGTTTACTACTTTGCGTAACGTTTTCGTTAAGTGTAAAAATGATGCCAATTCGCAGGCCCGTTCTGCAATTGTTTATAAACGTGCCGCAGATGATTATCAATTGGGTTTTTTCATCTGCGCTTATCCTTTAACCCGTCCCTTTTTGAGTGATTCAGTGTTGTCTGTTGATGTTAAAACTTCACTCACTCTTTAGGGAATTCAAGGTCATGATAACCATGACACACACACAAATGACCTTGATTGGTCTTTTGAAATCCTTTGTATTAGAACTTCTTTCAAAATTTATATTAAAAATTTTGTCGTTGTTCGTTGTTAGCATCGGGTTCTTTTCTTACGTGTGTGTCTTACACATAAAATTTCTCCTTTCGAGGGTTGTTTTGTG